CTCAGCGATGGGGTGTTCATCTCTAGTATGGAGGTTTATCTTGAGTCTTATCGCAGACCGTTTTCGGACTAGAACTATCTACGACCACAATGGGTTCGTAGCTGGCACTCTTCTGGGAAAGCTTAAACGCTTTAACAGTCGAGATTCCCTCGTGAGCAGTTTTAACGCTCTCTCGGGAACAGGGGTACCATCCAGGGAGATTTGGCGGACTTGGGATTCTCTGAATCCCGGTCCTCCTTATCGTTCTGGTGGTCCTTTCTATACCCTCCGAATCGGACTAAGACAGGAGAAGAAGTCTATTGGTTCGCTCTCAACCAAAGGAGCTAACATACCGGGTTTCCCGGTAGGTGATTACCTTCGGTACGACGGAGTTTTTGCTAATCCGATCTTTTCCGGAGACAACTTGACTAGCGCAGCATATGCTAACGCTGGTTTTAGTGCTCCTTTTGATCGCACCAACCTTCCTCCTGATGCGGTAGCTTATGGTTCTGAGGCTTTTCAGCGAATGAGGCCTCAAATTGCGAAAGCCGGCCTTGGTCAAGCTCTTGCAGAATTGCGAGACTTGCCCTCGATGCTGAAGGGTACTTCCCGTTTCTTCCACGAAATGTGGAGAGACCTCGGAGGCACTGGGAGATTCTCTCAGATGCGCCCTAAAGCACTTGCCGATAACTTTCTAAACACCCAATTTGGGTGGGTTCCTTTTCTAGCAGACATCAGAAAGTTTGACGATGTTCTGCGAAATTCCCAGAAGTACATTGACCAAGTTTCCAAGGACAATGGACTGTGGGTGAAAAGGACAAGAACCATAAAAACTGAGGAAACAGATACGAGAGTGTCACTTAATACCAATAGTGCCGGCCAAGAGCCGTCACTTTCGGATATGTGCACACCTCTCACTGTTAATGGTCAGTTTTGTTCCGGCCAGTACCATGAAGTCCGTCGTAGAGACCGAACTACGGTTTGGGCTGTTGGCCGGTTCAAATACTACCGTGCTGAGTTTGATCGTGACTTACCGTGGTTTGATTCTGCGTGGGCTCGCGCCCAACGTCAGATTCTTATTCACGGGGCCTCGGTCAATCCTTCACTCATTTACAAGATAACACCGTGGACTTGGCTCATCGATTGGTTCACAGGCATTGGTGGCATGGTTGACGCCGCTAATGCTATGGCCCTCGATGGCGTTGTCTGCAAATACCTCTACATCATGCAGCACACGGTACGTGAGGTGTATCAATTATCACATCTCAATTTGTATACGGGTGCTCGTATCGTTGAGTGGCGTCGATTTCTCGACTCCAAACAGCGAGTGAGTGCAGAGGGTCCATACGGATTTGCCCTGCCTAGTTCATTAAGTTCTAAGCAGCTCGCTATCTTGGCAGCTTTGGGTTTGTCCCGTAGCTTCCATTGATAATCGTCGGTGGATTTCCCTCATTGCTCCTTCAGGAAGGGCGATGAACCCATCGAATTACCATCCTGATATAACTTTAGGAGGTCTTCAATGGCTTTTGCCGATCCCTTGGTAATTACAGTTAATGCAGTTGCTCAGAGTATGGCTCGAATTGAAAGTGCTGGCAAGTCTGCCAAGTACCGTAAACTCGATGGCCTATGGGAAGCCTTTGTTTCCCATCAATTGGGGAAGGGTCGAATTCGATCCGTAATCCGATTGACTCAGAATGCCGTCGTCGCTGACCCCATCACTGCGGTCAACGATCTCGACTTTCAGGCTGTGAGTGTATTGATTGACCGGCCGTTGGCCGGTTTCAGTCTCACACAGCTCGAGCAGCAGACGAACGGACTCACGTCCTTTTTATCTGCGTCTTCAAACGCTGCAATAGGGAGGCTTTACGGTCTGGAATCTTAACCAACCGTATCGAAAATCATATGGCTAATCGTGTCAAAGGCAATGCCTTTTTACGAATTCTGGCGATGATCAGGACCAATATGGACTTGATCGCGGCCGTCGCTGATGACCTCGATGAGGTTATCTCGGCTTCCAGGACAAAAGACGAACTGATGGAGAAATTGGAACGGCGTGTCGCCGATCACATTCCTCCACCGAAGGCGTCTTCGGCCAGAAAGAAGAAGGTTTAAATGGACTTGAAAGACTTCTGTCTTCAAGCGTCTCATGGCTACGTCGAAGCTTGCTTCGACTTATTGAATGAAGTTGTCCCCTTGGATGACATCATTCGTGCCTCGAGTTCTCAGCGCGAAATGCAGGATAATATTGCGGAGTACATCCGTACTGCGTATATACCTACATTGAGCGTTGATCCGGAATAGCACACCTTGTGCTGTTCCCCTTCTTTCTTTCCTTCCCCCCTTGTCTGTATTACCAACCGACCCACGGGGGTCGGAAGGCACTATGCCGTTGTTTGATGTTTGGCTTCCGTTAAGGAGGTTGACATGAAAAGCAACGCAAGTGATTTCCTAGAGATGGTGCAAGCAGTCTATTTAGATGCTTGTTCCAAATGCTCCGCTGAGGTATCTGATTTACGTGACCTGATAACGATTAGGTCACGGGTCAAAGATGAGGGGATATCGTTTTTAACGATAACACTACCTGCCTTCTGTTCAGACTTCGATAGAAGTTTGGCAGCGGGTTTTATCGACTCAAATTCCTTCCAAGGTTTTCGGAAGGTTAGATCAATCCCTGCTTTTTTGCAAGGTATGATCAGTCGCATCTTTGACCGTGATACTGGGAGAATTTACGATGAAAATACAACTTTTGCTCTCGATTGCACCACCCTTGTTGATAGCGTTAGACAGATCTGTCTTGCTTTCAAGAAGGTGGAATTACAGTGCACTCCCGACCGGGAATGCGCAGCAATTGACAGCTTCATCGAATCTGAACACTCTTTCAACTCATTTCAGCTCTCGAAGGAGGACATGTATGAATTTTCTTACGTGTCTTCTGTGCTCTGGGACGATCTCATATCTGGCTTACGCCTTGATATGTGCGTTCCTAAGCACGGTCCCGGAGCCACCGCTGATAAACGTTCTGGAAACAGAAAGTATATTTGGCGGAAATGGCATGAGCGTCTCGAACCTTACTTCCCTTTGGTCGATAGTGCTTATCCTATTTTGGAAGGCATTACCGAATCAGAGGAGCTTCGATCCGTTGACCTTGTGCCGTGGGACGAGGAACAGCCTGTTAAGGTTACTCTCGTTCCGAAAACGTTGAAAGGCCCTAGGGTTATCGCTATTGAGCCCTGTTGCCAGCAATATGTGCAACAAGGGATTCGAAGCGTCTTATATGATGCTATCGAATCACACTGGTTGACTTCTGGTCACATTAATTTTCGTGACCAGTCTGTTAACAAGAGCCTTGCGTTAACCTCTTCTTCTACAGGTTTATTAGCAACGATAGATCTTAGCGAAGCCAGCGATCGCGTTCCGCTTTCGCTTTCTTTGCTGATGTTCAACGGCAACACAGATTTTCGTGATGCTGTTTGGGCATGTAGAAGCGAGAATGCAGAGTTGCCTGATGGCCGAATTATCGGTCCTCTCAGGAAGTTTGCATCCATGGGTAGTGCTCTATGTTTCCCCGTAGAGTCGATGTACTTCTACACGATTTGTGTAGCGGCTCTACTTCGGGCACGTAGTCTCCCAGGAACTCGTCGAAACGTTTATATTGTTTCCCGAGATCTCTACGTGTATGGAGACGACATTGTCGTCCCATCCGCGTATGCGGAAATTGTTCTTGATTACCTGCGTAAGTACAACTGCAAGGTAAATTACTCCAAGACTTACTTTACTGGAAAGTTTCGTGAGTCATGTGGAGTAGACGCCTTTCGAGGTACACTTGTAACTCCTGTGTACTTTCGTCATTTGCGTCCTAAGAACAAGCAGCAAGCGTCTGAACTTATTTCCTGGGTCGCCACAGCAAACCTCTTTTATCAAAAGGGTTACTGGAAGACGGCCTCTCTCATGTTCAAAGAATGTGAGAGGATACTCGGGCCTTTGCCTTATGTATCGGATGATAGTCAGGCGCTTGGAAGGAAGTCCTTTCTTGGCTATCGCTCTGTCGAAAGATGGTGCGTTAGATACCAACGTTTCGAAGTAAAAGCGTG